ACGCTACATGCTCGTTGATATGCGCCATCATTGCCGCTTGGAACTGCTGCCCCATTGGGCTTTGCCCAACCAAAGACATAATCTTGGGGTCCTGCAGGGCTGAAGTGTGTACCGCAATGTGCGCTTCGTGGTTCTGCTCACTAAAGGCCTTAGCAGGTTTACCCGTAAGTAAGTTCTGGTTCTCTTGGATAGGGTCTGTTGGAACCGCATCATCCTCAATCGGCACTAACTTCTCAGCGTTCTTAATCCCCAACACCTCAATCATCTGACGGTGCAATAAGGGCAAGTTATATAACTGTGGGGCCTGCTGAGACAACTGCAACACTGACTGATACTGGATGATCTTCTGCGCAGTAGTACTAGCGTTGGGGTTAGACACAGGGATAACATCCACTGAGTCATAGTCAGCGCGGCGTGCCAGTCGGCTTCCCTCTTCTGGCTCGTATGAGTATTCCTCGGGGGCGTAGTCGGCGATGATGCCTTTCAAGAGCTTGAACTCCTGACGCATCGTGTAGTGCATACGCGCCTGAACCGCGCCCATTACTTTGAGCATGCGCTCCAGAATCGCCAGTGTCGTACCAACAGGAGCATTAGCGCTCATATCAGATACATTCATGTCACCACTAGACGCAAAGGCCCGACCTTCTTGCACAATGTTTTGGAACAAGGTGTACAAAACTTGGCTTGGTTCTTTGTACGGGAGTGGTAAGATATTGTCACGGATCGATCCGGAAGGCACATCTACGTCCCTAAATTCTCCGGGTGAGATTGGCGTGTCGTCGTTCTTGATGCGCAAGCCCCGAGATTTCATACCACCGGGCAAGTTTGACAACGTGCCTGCGTCCACCAACTGACGAATAATCATCGTCGCTGACTTAGCGTACCCACCGATTAAGTGGATGAGGCCATACCCGTAGAACCCAAACCCGGGGATGTATTGGTAGTGGACAAAGTGTTGCCGCTTGGTCTTTAACTCATCGTCTTCGTACCAATTGCGGCGCACAGCTAACACCGTACCCGTGGCCTTCTCGATAGTGACTACATATGGAAGCGCAATGCCGGTAGGCTTACCCTTCTTATCTTCGTCCTCGAACCCGGGCAAGTCCAAATCAACGTGCATCTCAAGTATGCGGTAGCGGTTGTCCTGAGTAGCGGACAGCCCCATCTCCTCAGCTTTTTGCTTCTCAATATCGTCCAACTCAGTGCTGGGCTCACCCAGCTCAACATCGGAATAAAAGCCCGCTGCCTGCAGCTTTACGACGTCGTTCTTAGTCTTACGCATGACGTGGGTCACACGCTCAGATGTCTCTAAACTAGACGCGCCGTATGGAACAACAATATCCTCGGCGGGAATAAACATAGCTACTTGACGACCCTTACTTGGGTCGAAGTACACCTTCTTAAACGCCGACCCCGCCAGCGGCAGTGACCACAACATCTTCTCATGCTCGGGGCGGTACTCCTGCATCACATCTGTGAGCTGGTAGTTCATGTCGTCCTTAACCCGGTCGGCTGCGTCTTGCTTTTCTTTGGTATCTTTACCAATGATCTGCGTCTTAACAGGCCCCGATGCTGGGAACGTCTCGGTTATACCTTCACTTTGGAAACGCACAACAGACTCGGTCAACATGGGGTGAAACACGCCGCATGCGCCCTCCCATGGCTCGGTGCGCTCTTCGTACTTCAAGCCCAGAAGTTTTAGCCCCTCTACATAGGTCTGTATCCACTCCTTGCGGTCATTGATGTCCTTATCAAACTCGGCGATCAAATCCCCACCCAAGCCCTCTAACTCTGCGTCATCCATGAAGTCAGCAAGGTTTGCGTCGAAGTCTTCTGCGGTTGGCTTTGCTGGCTTAAGTTCAATCTCCAGCTCACCCATTTCAATAGTTACTGACTCGGGGTCCTCAATCTCAATCTCGATGTCAGGCATGTCGCCCAAATCTTCAACGTCGGTAATTCCCTCGGGGGCCGCATACAAACCTTTATCCATTGCCATGATGTGTCCTTACACTGTGTAGTAACGCTCGCCGCGTCTACTTTTAAATAACTTAATATCTTCCGGCTCGTCCAGCGGAAGCCGTAAAAAGCCCCCCGAGCGGAAACGCATTAGGGCCAAAGTCGTCGCGTCAACCAAGTCGTCGTGCTCCCCAGATGGGAATGCGGCTATCTCATCGACTAATTCTTCCGCCCAACGGGTGCGGGGAACCCACACCTTATGAGATGCAATTATGTCTGAAACACTGTTCAAACGGGCAATTTTGTCTTGACCCTTACTCGGGGTGTATTCCTGTACTGGGATACCCATAGAGCGAAGCTCGTAAATCAGCGGCGCTCCTGTTGCCTTTTTCTCAATCAGCAGGCCATCTGGCTCCCACATGCGGTACTGCTCCAGCGCATCACGTTTAAGCTCAACCCACTCAACCCGCTTTTTATACGTATCAAGCAAAATGATGTTTGTCGTGCCGTCTTCTTCGTTAGTAAATATACCCCACGTCGTACACGCTGAATAGTCAGCCCGCTGGTTTTTCTCAAACGCCGTATCCCACGTCTGTAATATGTACTCGCACGGTGGAGGGGAATCTCCCTCCCACCACTGCCACCAGTCGCGCTTCACAATCGCTGACTCGTTACCTACTGGGTTTTGCTGGTACTGTGCCTGCCACTTGGAGTTGGGAAGTTCCTCTTGCAGCGCACTAAGTTCCTCCATAGACCAGAACTCAGGCCATAAGGGTTTACCCGAAGGTAGGATTGCTGGGAACTCAATGACCTCCCACTCCTCACCACCTCGCTGAGCGCTGGCTTTAAGTACCTGACCCGTCAAATCTCGCTGAGCCCAGCGCGTCATAACAACAACAATAGCACCGCCCGGCTGTAAACGCTGACGAGGCCCAGATGTGTACCACTCATACACCTTATCGTAGACTTCTGGGTTGCTAGCTGCCATAGCAGCTTCTTGTTCTGAGTGCGGGTCATCAATAATTAGTATGTCCGCACCTTTACCAGTCACCGCACCGCCTACACCAATAGCGAAGTAGTCACCACCCTTGGAGGTGTTCCACCGACCAGCCGCTTTTGAGTCAGATTGCAGGTGTAGGTCAGGGAAAATCTCTTGATATGCCTCGGTATCCACCAAGTTTCGCACTTTTCGCCCAAAACCCACCGCTAATTCGGCTGTGTGAGACGTTTGGATGACCTTTTTGCCCGGATACTGCCCCAAAAACCAAGCTGGAAGCAGGTATGAGGCGAACTCTGACTTAGTATGGCGAGGCGGCATGTTAATAATTAGCCTTTTGCACTCCCCACGGGCTACTCGCTCGAACGCAGCGGCCATTTTCTCGTGGTGCCTGCCCCCAATAAAGCTAGGCCAGACCTTTTCCACGAATTTCATGAACCGTTTCTGAGTAACTTCCCGGTCCTTTAACTTCTCTAGCTTAATGAGTTGGGCTTCTAGGACGGCTAGGTCCCTCTCGGACAACTTGCCCGAGTCAATAAGAGCGGATATATCTTTAAGGGATACATCACTCATCTTTGGGTTCCTCTTCTTCGTACTCTTCGTACTCTTCGCCCTCTTCTTCGCCGTCGCTAAACTCTGGCTCCGGAACACCAAGCTCCTCGTCCAGTGAATTACTTGGGACTGGGTTTATGTCCACAATATCTGCATTCATAAGCCGCTTTACGCGTTCCTTAATAGACTCTTCCAACGCACTGCTCGTTGTGTGATGCACAGTAATCTCGCTGCGCTCGGTAAACAGGCCCACATCACTATGCTTGCCCAACAGCTCAAGCGCCTTAATCTCCAGCTTTGTATCTCCGCACATAGCCAGCTCCACTAACCTATTAGTAATGAAGTTTCGGGCTTGGTGAATATCCTCAAATGCTTGGAAGTCTAGTGTGCCTATCTGACTACGTAGTACTGCAGCTACGCCTGAGCTGGTGACGTGTTTAGGCTTCGCCGACGGCTTTGCATTCTTTACTAGGTCGAGCGCTTGTTTGCCCGCCCTTTCGTCAAAGTCAAGAGAGCCCCCAAGCTCTTCAATAAGGCCTGCGGTATTAGCGGCAATAGTCACTGCATCCTTATGAGTGGTAGGCAGCTCATCGGATAAGTCGAATGGAACAGGGTGTTCCGAAGTAGGCTCAATGTTAATCATTGGTGTGCACCGTTAAACGGGGTTGGGCAGACTATATCAAAAATATATACCCCCCGTCAATTTATTTTACGACAAGTACCCGGGGGGTTTTGAAAATGGCGACTTTCCGGGGGGAGTGGAAAAGAGCGAAGGGGGGTGGGGGTGTTTAGAAAAGGACCCCAACAAATCGTGGCAGTAGTAGTTGTACCACATAATACATAGGGCGTTTTTGAAACCGCAGTATCGTTTGAGTGAATCAATATGTATAGGAGACGGGACTCTTTTCTGTGAGATTTGGGGGGTGGGGGTCGGTCTGAGCGCGTAGCCTAACAATGTTAGGGGTACCCCTAGGGTTTGAATATTGGTAACAGATTGTGGTACAGTTAGGGTATACTTAAAGCATCGGTTCAGGGGGCATATTGATTCTCTGCCGATACTTTAGAAGGGTTCTATCATGGCAAATACAATTGCTGTTTCCTCCGCTGTTTCTTCTTTCGTTGCGCCTGCGGCTTTGGTCGAGGCTCGCTCCGGCGCTATCTCTGCGGCGCAGGGTCTGGGCGGCGCCGAGCGCTCGGCCTACGGTGCGAATCGTACCTACGCGGCGGCTTTAAATGACGCGTTCGGCTTCGCTTGGTTCACGTTCAAGGATGCGGGAGAGTTGAAAAAGGCAAACCCCGCGTTTGCGGCTGAGAAAGAGGAGTTTTACAAGGCGTATCGTGCGGTGCGTGAAGTGTCCAATATGTCGAAAATCTGGGGTGATATCAAGGGTTACGGCGAAGCTGACGCGAAAAACCGCGAACTGTTCGGATGGTTTAATGAGGAAACCGTAGAAGGTGAGACCGAGACCGAGACCGAAGGCGGCGCGGGTGCGGCTAAACGCTCGCCTGATCGGTACATCATGGAGGAAATGACGGCGGCTTTCAAGCGGTTGACGCGCGATGATGAACAACTCAGCGACAAGGGTAAAGTGTTCCGCGGTGCCTTACTCGCGGCGCTGAAAGACTACGGCATCACCGGCTTGGAAGGCTAATTAACTGGGGCGGGGAAACCCGCCCCCTAACATTGTTAGGGTGCATCATGGAAAAAGTATTAAACCGCCGTCTATCGGCTGACGTAGATAAAGAATTGCAAGACGCGCTAGTGGCGTTTGCTCAGGCTAGCGAAGCTAGAATCGCGGCGCGTATAAAAAAGCGCATGGCAAACCAGATGCGGGCGAAACCGTCCGGCGCTGAAATAAAAGAGTTTGCGACTAGCGTTATAAAAGCCGCTCGCTGATTCTCACCTAACCCCAACTCAACCCGCTCGGTTTCGACCCTGCGGGTTTTCTTACGTCTGCTTCCGTTGCCCTAACAATGTTAGCCCACGCGGAGCCTACCCTACCAGTTCTTTGTAGAGTGTTAGCCACTTCGTCAGTAGTCCTACCCTACCAGTTCTTGGTAGAGTGCTAGCCACTAAGCGCAATGTTACATAACATTGTTATGTTTTGGGCATGAAAAAGGGGGCAATGTTACGTTTTTAGGGGTAATGTTACGTTTTGTTTTCTGTAAGTCGTTGATTTTAAAGTAATGTTACATGTTACGTTTTTTTTCAAGATTGAGAGAAAGTCTGGCAGAACGAGCCCCCCAACAAGTGCAACTCCACAACGCATAAAAGCATAAAAACCCGCCCCGCTTAAAATCGCCCAGTCAAATATGAATATGCTAAAAAACGTAACAGATGTACTATGAAATACATTTTAATAAAATAATAATATATATAACTAACATTGTTATGTTTACTCTCCCCCTTGCCACAATCCTTTTGGTAACTTTATCATTACTTTATATTGTT